CCTTTTAAGGTTATCTAATTGCTTCTTTGCGATTTCCTCCGCAGTCCCGCCGCTGTTTTCAAGCTCTTTCGTAAAGGCTTCGATCTTTCCTTGTCCGGCATCCATCAACGCTAACATAGCCGAGGATGCTTCAACGCCGGAAATCCTCGAAATTGCCGCAAGACGATCGGCCTCGCCCATGTCCTTCGTTGCCTCCGCCAGTTCTCCGATAATTTGCGCCAACGGCTTCATGTTGCCTTTCGCATCTTCTACCGTGACGCCTAGATCGTGTAGTTCTTCTCGTGCAGCTTTCGGAGGTCCAGCTAAACGCGTCAACATCCGACGAAGTGACGTACCAGCCTGCGTTCCCTGAATACCGGCATTTCCGAGTAATCCGGCCGCAGCCGCTACAGATTCCAACGACTGTCCAGACGCGTGTGCAATCGGAGCGACATATTTCATCGTATAGCCGAGCATCTCTAAGTCCGTATTCGAGTTCGTAAATGCTTTCGTTAATACATCCGCAACTCGAGCCGTCTCCTCTGCCTGCAATCCGAATCCGGATAGGATATTCGATGTGATATCCGCTGTTGTGGCGAGATCTGTCTGACCCGCCGCGGCTGTAGCCAATAGCCCCGGCATGGCCGCGATAATATCGTTCGTCTTGTAGCCGGCCATCGCAAGGAACTGCATACCCTCGGCAGCCTGAGTCGCTGTAAATGCGGTAGTCGCTCCGAGATGTTCCGCTGTCTGCGTCATCAATTCGAGTTGCTTTCCGGTTGCGCCACTTAGCGCTCCAACCCGACTCATTGCCGATTCGAAGTCCGCCGTTGTCTTGACGGCCATTCCTAGACCTAGCGCCATAGCACCACCGAAACCCGTAACGGCTGCACCCGCCGCTTTTAACGCCCCGCTCGCTTTCTCCATCGAATTCATAACCGATTGGCCGGAACGGCTGGCCGTCTGTGCCGACCGACTTGTTCTCGTCAGTCCTTCCGAAGCAACTGCCGCCGCACCCGCAACTCCGGTCATTGACGAAGACATTCTCGTCGAGGACGTCGTCATCGCGTTAGACATAAGCGAAGTAGATGCACGGATCGACGCCATCGAAGTCCCGAGCCGCGACATCGTAGACGAAAACCGGTCAACCGCCGTAATAGTAAAGCGTATATTGCGATCGCTCACTCGTTAACCTCCTTTCTGGCAATGTCGAATTGGCTAAGCCACTCCGCGGTATGCTTAGCCTGTTCCGCCATCTCTTCGACTGTTTTCTTTTTAGGCGAATCCGCCGAGGCACGCTTATACAAATCGGACGGCTTCGGCTTCTTCTCTCGGTGGGCTTTTTCGCGCATGATAGCCTCGATTGCTTTTCGTTCGAATTCGTCCTCATTGCGTTCGATTTGCGCCTGAATAAGTATGTGAAATTCCCGTGGTGTGAGGGCGTATACATCTTCTGGTTTCATCTGAAGGTAACGCCATCCGGAAAATACCGCTTGTTCTACTTCAGAAAGTTTTCCAGTTGTTCCAGTGCTTCCGGATTGTCTTTCATCAGTTTCTTGACGATCTTCTTGAAGAAAAAACTATCTACTACTACCTCTTTTGAAACCTTTAGGACGTACTCAAGATCGAGTTTCTCCTCTTCAATTGCTTTTCCGAGAATAGATTCAATCTCCGCAAAGGAGAAGTTTTTGCCTGCATGGAAAAGACCAGCGTGAATAACGTGCGAGAATACTTCAAGATCACCCGTCATTGCCTTACCGACTAGCTCAAGAGATCCGCCAGGACATACCTTGTTGAGATACTTAATGCTTTCAAACGTCAACTTTAGTTCGTACTCTTTGCCTTCGATTTCAAAATGCGCCATATTAAAATCCCCCTATAAAAAGAGCGCCCGCAAAGGACGCTCCGAATATTTTAATCTTGATTTATGCTCCGCTTGTGTCTGGTTCTGTATATGTTTCGATCTGACTCATTGGCGATTCTCCCGCCTCGTTCACAGCCGCTACATTCACTGTGAGCTTAGTGTTAGGAGAGATTCCGGTAAGCGTACAAGAAGTGTCAGTAACTTCTTTATAGAAAACTTTTTCCGCTCCCCTATATACCTTGTATGAAGTCGCCCCTTCTACGGCATCCCAATTGACGGTTACACTATCCGTGGTAGCTGTGTACTGTAGATTCTGGGGCGCCTCAGGGAGTAGTCGGCTCTTCTGAGTTAGGCGCTCCGTCTGGAACTTCGGTTAGCGTTTCCTTCGTCAGTTTTCCGTTTAGATTTGCTCCGAGTGAGTAAGTGGCGAAGTCGCCGTTTGAGTAAGTTTTCTCGAAAGAAGAAAGCATGTAGTTACCTTTCTTCGCAACCTTAGTCCGAGTGTTAATTTCGTAGATTTCAACGAATTCTTTATTCCACATCGCCTCTTCGACTTCATCTACGAAGACGTCTCCTTCTGTAATAACACCCTCAAGTGAAAGCTCTTGTGTAACTTTACCGTAATCAGATCCGGTCTTGTCTTTTGTATCCAGATCGATTGTATCCGCTGAAATACTTGTTGATCCATCCGTTTGGTTAAACGGCCTGAGCAAGCCGCTTTTCGTTACTACTGCGTAGATAAATTCCTCACCGCGGTACTCGATTCCCATTTATTTTCCCCCTTGTTTTCCGTAAGTCATGTTTACTTCAACGTCAAAATAAAGCCTGTGATACGTTGTTTTATCGCTTAAATCCTCCGCAGACATAGGCGTCTCATCGGTTACGAGCGCATCAAAAAAACCGAGCGATTTGCCCGGCTCTTCAGCACTGAGTAATTCAATTTGATCGAACATAAAAATGCGCTTTACTTTCTCCTGCAAAACGCCTCTCTCGAAGTTTGAACTCGCAAACACACCGACCTGAAATCGATAAATTGTCTGAACCGCTTCTCGCCGTTTGGAAACGACCGATGTACTATTCGGTAGCTGTTCGATTGTAAGGAACGGCTTTTCATCCGGATACTTAACCCCGTCGAATATCCAGACGACAGAAAGTCCGGTCTTTTCCGCAAGATGGGTACGTATTGAATGCTGTATATCTACTTGCATACGATCACCGTCCCAACTGCTTTATCGATTCGTCGATGTCTTTTTCGAGATTCTTTTCGTTACTCCAAAGCGCGTTGCGAAGGAAAGCCTTTTTCGTAGCGTGTTCGAACTCCTGCCGCCGAGCATATTCGACATCGGACCCGAAGCTCCACGACATTTCGCCTTCTCTATAAGGTGACGCTGCGATCGAGTTAGCGAGTCTCCCTGTCTTCTTTGGCGCATTATTTGCCCCGTCGTTCGCCATTTGACGCACGTTTCGCTCGACATCGTTTTCCAATGCCTGCTTTAAAACGGCCGTAGATGCGGAAAGCTTGGCGAGATCGGTAAGTCCGCTCACTCTTACGTAAAATCCCATTACGTCACCTTCCTCGCGAGACATTCGGACCGGTTAAGCAATCCGAGTCCCTTCTCATCGATTGTTAGTATTTCATAAACGTCGCCTTCCGTTTTATACGCCTGGTTAACATCGGTTAAGTCGACGTCAATAGAGAACGTAATCTTAACGTCTCCTTTTTGCAGTTCAACGCCTCCTATAACCGATCTGTCCGTATTTGAAACCGTGGAGTAATCTTTCCAGATCGCTTCGACTTCAATCGGTACCTGTTTTTCGATCGGTTCGCCGGTGATCGGATCTTTCCCGTCACGCACCGTTTTAAGCAGCGTTATTTTATCGGTACGGCCCTCGACGATTTCCCTGCGATTTCCCTTGATCCATTGGCGATCAAATTCACTCAACATCGTCACGCACCGCCTTTTCCGTTAAAACATAGTTTAAATGCGACGTACAATTCGGATGGGGGTTGAAAACTTCCGGATCTGATAGTTTATAGATTCCGGGACCCATTCCGTAACGGTTTAGCTTTTCAAGCTGCGTACATCTATGCTCCGGTCGGTTAGCCTTACCGCGAAATATTTGAACGGCTTCGACCAAGTTGCTTTGCCGGGCGCTATAGACGGTCGCAGTCCGGTAGGCCATGTTCCCTTCCGTCACAACTAGCCGCCTAATTTTCCACGTATCATTTTCGTATACCTGACGAACATCTGCGATCATCTGATTAACGGATTCGCCACGCAGTATTGCAGAGCGAAGGACTGTCGATAATTCATCCCGTTGATCTCCCGCAAATCGCCACACTCGGTCCGACAGAATGAGTCCGTCTTTTTCTTCGCGATTAACAACGTATCGAAAAACGTTTTGATTTACGCGGTCAAAAGCGATTCCTGCGACGGCAGCCTTTCCCAACGTCTCCTCCATTGCGGACTTGATTCTTTCCGTGGTAAATTCCGTCGCATCCGTGATTGTCTTGTCTAGCGCATCCATTCCGTTTTTGCGGACGGCTTTTTCAATCGTATCTAGCTCGCGGAGCAATCGGTTTAAACGCTGCTTCTTAATAATTCCGTCGTTTCCGCTGAAGTCCGAAAGTAGATCCGATATTTCAAGACGAACACGGTCGATTTCTCTGATCGCGAGTTGCTGCTGCTTTGCGTTGAATTTTAAATACTCATTCGCCAGCTCATCGAGCAAACGATTCAGTCTCTCCTGGTTCGTCATCGTAAGTCAGCCCGCCCTGCGTGCGACTGCCCGGCACCTCTCCTCGCCCGCAACGTTTTACGGTAGTTTCTGCGCGCATTCAATGCCAGCCGCATGTAATTGTTGTACAGGCGAGACTTGTCGACCATCTCATCGCCGTCTTTGTATACGAAATATTGGGCGGCCCTTGTTGCGAGTGTCTCGTATGCGACCGCTAACGCCATATAAAGAAGAGCCGTATCGTCTTCCCCTTCTTTCAGACCGCTTTCGTCCTCTGCTTCGGCAGTCCATGCGGCGATATCGTCCGCTGTGACGCCGTCAACCCCTTCTAAACGCGTTCGTAGTCGATCCTCTACCGCCACATGACACACCCCCGTTATTTTTTCGGCTTTGCTGCTGCTTTCGGCTTTGCTGCCGGCTTATCCACGCGTTGAATGAACGGCGCTGTCTTATCGAGTGCGGCGATTTCCTTTTCAACGTTCGTGTTATAAACGCCGTATCCGTTAAAAACGATATATAGTCCGTCTCTGTTAAATTCGTAGTTTGGAAGCGTCTTATATTCCGCCATCAGGACATCAGCCCCGCTGTTTTGAGTTTCGCAAGTAATGCGTTAAGATCTGCCTTCAAACCGTCGACGTCTGTTGCGGTGCTGTTCGCTTGCGTAGCCGCTTTTGTTGCGGTTAATTTCCCGTCCAAGGCAGATTTAACATCGTCGCCTAGTTTCGTCATGGTCACCGCTTTGGCGCCGAGGTTGCTCTCTTGTACGCTGCCCGTTCCGATGTTCCGGTTTTGTACGGAGCCGTCGCCGATATTGCGATTCAGAACCGAATTGTCTGCGAGTTTTTCATTCGTAATTGATTTATCAAGAATCTCTACGCTGCCTTCGGATTGTAATAGACTTTGGATAATTTCTCCGAGTTTTAGATCGTTTGCAGCCGGTGAGATCATATTCAATCGTTGTACATCTTCTTTACTTAAAGCCATTTACGGCCTCACCCCTTTCAAAATAAAAAGAGGCCCCGAAAGGCCTCATTAATTAGGAAACTGTTTTAGAGATTCCAGAAAGAATTGCGACTGATTCTTTTGCGTTTTTGATTTCGAAACCAAGTTCTCCACGGATTACGCGAGCAAAGTAGTCAGCGCCCGGCTCTGTAGCATCTTGGTCGTAAATTGAAGTAAGGTAACGGGCTTTGATGTTGTCGAGGTTAAGCAAGACAGCACGATCTTTCGGCATGTTTTGATCGACAACAACTTGAGAAACTGCGCCCCCAGGAAGATCACTCATGAAGGACATGATTTGATAACCGACTTGACCTTCTCCGCGAGTTGTACGGATAGTGTCGCCTGCAAGTTTAGTAATTTGACGAGAAACGTTCGGAGCACAAAGGATTGTGTTTACACGGCCTCCGCGTTTGAACGTTTCTTCGATAGCATCATTCAAACCCTTAGCAGTAATTTCTTTACCGCCGAAGTCTGTTGACGCGGAACCTTGCTCTTGAGCAAAAGCGAATAAACCGCCGGAAGTGCGTGGTTGTTGATCAGATCCTTGGTATTTCCGACCGTAAATAAGAGAGTTATTGATCTCGCGAACCATCTCTTGTAGACGCAAGTTAACTTGGTAGTCCAGTTCGTCAGCAACTCCGTAAGTATTTACTTGTTGTTGCGTACGAGAAACGGAAGCGTAACGAGTGAAAATTTGAGAGTAGTTGAACGATACAATACGGTCGTTGATTTCGTTCTTTCTAAATACGGACTCACCTTCTGGACGCGGACGAGAAATAACTTTCAGGTCGGCGCCTGCTTCGACAGCTTCCGGAGTGGTTGCGTCGTATCCACGTTGAACCGTAATTTTTTCGGCTGCTTCATCGACTTTAGTTACGCGCAGTACTTCTAGGCCGTTTTGAACGAGCGCATTTTCAGTAAATTTGCGCGCCTCTCCTTCGCCTAATTCGATCTCCGTTGCGTCCGCTGCGGCAGCAGTTTTTACAACGGCCGTATCGCTATTGAGGTAGTCGTTCTGCCATTCGAACTTAGTTTGCGATAGAGCATCTCCCGTTCCGATCAAGCCGAAAAGAACCGGTGCCTTTGTAAGAATTAAATCTACGTTCGCCTGCATGTCGCGAACTTGTTGCTGGAAATCATACGATTGTGCAACTGCCATGTGTAAATCCCCCTAATAATTTTTTGTAATTAAAAAAGCCGCCATAAGGCGACTGAATTACCGTTTGTTTTTTAACTCCCGAAGTTCGTTGTACAGCTTCGTGACTTTTCCGAGATAACGCGGATTCTTTAGCGCTAATTTTTTCGTTTCTTCCAGCTCGTTCTCTTTCGCGACAATCTCCGTTTGGGTGCTGTTTTTGGCCGGGTTGCTTCCGCCGGATGCGTCGGCTCCAATCGGTTGTTTAAACATCCACGGGCTTGATTCCTTAAACGCCGCGACCGCTTCTTCGGCACCAATTACGTTTCCATCTTCGTCAATTTGTACCGCAGACTTATCGAGTAGTGCGAGCACTTGATTCGGATCGTTTGCGTTAAGAGATCGAGCGATTGCGCGAAGTTCCGTATTAATAATCCGCTGATTGGCCGATTCCTCCGCTTTTTTAGCTTTCTCCGAGGCTTCTTCCGCTTTCTTGGCCGCTTCTTCTTTCTCGGCCCGCAGACGTTCAGCTTCGGACATCTCGGCTTTTTTGCGTTCTTCTTCGGCTTTTTCTAACTCTTCGAGGCGTTTCGCTTTTTCTTCGAGTTCCACTTGCTTCTTTTTCTCGCGTTCAAGGCGTTTGTTGAGAATTTCGTCAAGCTCCGCCTGTGTGAACGTCTTTTCCGTACCATGCGATTGCTCTGTCGGTGTTGGTTCCGGCTCCCCAGCCGTAGATTGAGCGTCTTCATTTTCCGGATCTGTTTCTTCCGCAAAAAATTGTAGATTTAAAGGCAAAAATTTCGTCATATCGTACCTCACCGTTTAAAGCCCGTCGGCTGTAGATTACGAATAACAACAACCGGCAGTTTATCGACGATACCGTAGGTCAAGCGTTGCTATTCGTTCGTTTCGTTATAAGGATCTTGGACCTGTCTTTTTAGATTCCGTTCCTGCAAAATCTCCATAAATTTGACTTCCGGGTTCTCCTTACCACTACGGATGATTGCGCCCTTAATCGATTCCATTTCATGCGCGATTTCTTCGCCTAGCTGTTCGACAAGAGCCTTCTGATCTTCCGGAAGTGGAAGGCCGAATATAATCTTGCTTCCGTAATTGTCGTCTACTTGAGCAAGCCATTCTTTGTCGTATTTAAAGCGAGGATGCTCTTGGCGCGCTTTCATATAACGTAGAATGTATTCGTTCAACGTTTGGAGACGCGACTGCCAAACGATCCACGCTCGCTGTGTTTTCGATATGATCGAGCTGTAAAGCAATTTGAGCGCCATCTCATTAATACCTCCGGTGTTCATATCCGCGGTATTGACCATCGGCACTTCGCTGATTTCGTGCAGTCGTTTTTGTAGACGGTCAAGATACGCCTCAATCGCTTCTTTGAATTTAAAGCCGCTTTCCAGCTTCGTCGCCTCCGGCTTTCCGGTATCTTTGTCGGACTCGCCAAGATCCCAAATAGCACTAGGAGATACGCGAAATGGCTTTTTCGGATCGTACTCGACGTTCGTCAGCAGTGTGATTGCGAACATTTCGAAACGCAGTGCGTCAGAGTAATCCGATAGCTTGCGATCAATCTCGTCTGCGGTATCGATGAGCTTTTCGAGTTCACTAAATCCGCTAGTCTGGCCGGAAAGTTTTTCGGTTGGAACGTGGACTACCGGTATAAAGTCGAGACCCATCGACTTCTTCTCGACTCGCCTTTCGACGAGACTGAGTCCATCATCGTAAATGGCCTCTTCGATCTTACAATCGTAGTTGCCGGTATCTTCGTCGCCTTCCCATTCTAGGTAGTACGACAGCTTCCAGAGCTTCGTCTGTTGTTCGTCCAGCCACGCAACGAAATGAACTTCGTCAAGTTGGTCGACATCCCATTCGTTATGAACTGCGATAACCTCAGTCGAAGGATGCCAAAGGATTTTAATTTCGCCGCGCCGGGTATCGTAGTGCAGACGAGCATAAACGCCGGTTCGGCTAATTGCGCGATCTTTTGCCGCAGCGAGTAGTTTTTCGTGCATCCGGTTGTCTTCCCATACCCACGTCAGCAAGCGCTCTTTTGCCTTCGCCCGACTGTTCTCCTCTTCCTGCTCTTTGCTCGGCGCGTATCCCGGCTTGATCATGTCCGCAGGATCATCGAGAACATCCGGCGGCACGGTGACTTTCGGCTCCTTCTCGAATTGCCAGGCCGCAGTGGTATCGATCAGCTTACGCGGATAATTCATCGTTAGCTGCGTCGGCTCATAATCGATTTCTTGCGGCTTTTTATAGTCGGACCAAACGTTGAGATCACCTTCATAGCGCCGATAAAGCTTGATCTCGTCACAGATACGCTGGAATTCTTTCGATCCGAGCGCTTCCTTCATCGGTATTACGAATTGAAACGGGTTTATAAAATTTCGGTCGATGACTACGATCTAAAACGCCTCCTTTCTAGTAGCGATAGTTTCCGATGTTGCCGCCCTTCCTCCGTCTGGCTTTCCCCGCAATGGAGTACGCCATATGTAGGGCATCGGGGCCGTCATCGTGGTTATGGTTCGGGTACATTTCGAACATTTCGAGTAGCAGCTTTTGATCGCGTTTGAATCGGATCTTGCCGCTCTGAATATCCGGTAGCAACGACTCAATCCGAAGGGCTTTCCGCGTCCTCTGTTTGATCTGTTTCAGCCGGGTAGATGCCGGATAGCCGTTCGCCTGTAAAGCCTCGCCTAACTTATCCGCGAACCATTCCTGCGCCTGCTGTGCCTCGACTGCGATACCTTCGTACTGGAACCGCATTGTCTTCTCGACAACTTCGTTAAGTAGGACGTCCGGGTGAACGCGTTGCAAAAAGACATCGGCGACATAACAAAAACCGGTCGCCCTGTTTCGAGCCACCGTTATGATCGCGGAGTAGTCGCCTTTTTCTTTACCCATCGCGAAGTCAATGCCGCAATAGTAATCGAATTCTTTTGATTCGAGTTCTTTATCCGAAAAATATTTAAAGTCTTCGCTCCGGAAAACTTGCGATTCTTCATCGACTGGATTGCCGAGGTACTCTTGATTGAAAGCCCTAGCACCCATATCTTCGCGCTTTTCCATGAAATGCTTGTACGTGTATGCCTGCGGCCAAAGGACCCGGGTTCCGCGTTCCATTTCCTCTTTGTTCGCTTCATAAAAAGCGTTCGCATTTTTCAAGGCGTCTTTATTGTCTTCGTTATACAATTTCCGCCACTGTTCCCATAAATCTTCGCGTTCAGACCACGATAGAATTGCTGGGAACTTTCGCGAGGTGAAGTCCTTACGCTTAGTCAGAACGTGATTTAATAACGAATCGTAGTGGACGATCGTGCCCATATAGATACACATTCCGCCAAAGCCAAGCGCCTCAAGCATTTCCGATCGGAACCAGTTTAGGTTTTTCGCCCTTAACTCTGCCGTGTTCGTGCTGCCATCGGACTCGAGATCATCGAGGATGAATAAGCCCGGACGCTCACTCAAATGACGTAGCCCGCGCATCTGTGTTCCCATTCCTTTCGCTTCTACCTTCGTTCCTGAAGACGTAATGAATTCGTATTTGTTATCGACTTCGTTCATCGAAGGCTTTTGATGAAGCAACGGTCCGAAATCTTCACGTAGCTTTTCGTTAAATTTCAGATGGTTGACGGTCCATTTAATAAAGTCGCCGGCTACGTCAGTTGTTTCGGACACCTCGATGATGTACTTTTGATGGCGGAATACGACCTGATGGCATAGATACGAGTTTGATAGATATGCTGTTTTGGCGTGCTTACGACCGACTGACCACCCAACGTTGGTCTTTATTTCCCCGCGAGTAATTTCGTCAAGTAGTCCGCAAAGCTCCCGGTGAAAGTCGGCCGCGGTATCCAGCGTTTGGCCTGCCGGAATTAAATTCGAGCTATTGTCCGGGTTTCGATCCGCGCTGAAGTATTCGTAGGTGAAATAGAGCATATCGTATTCAGCCCGGTGCACCCGCTTCAGCTTTTCGAGCAGCTTTAAGTTGATCTCGACGCGTTCGAAATCGTATTCGACCGCTTCGTCCCTTTCGATTAGCTGCCGGAGCAAGCGATTTTCTTCGGTTAACTCGTCGATGCGCTGCTGCCGCGCTTCTCGATCGAGCCATTCCCCGTCAACAAATGCGATAACAACGCACCTCCTTCGTTAACTTTCGTTTTCCAAACGGGCGAGCAACGCTTTTTTGCGCTCCTCATGCGACATCGTGTTCGACTTGTCCGTAATGGTAAGCTCGCTTTGATCGTTCAGATCGCCGATCCGTTTCAGATACAGTTCGATCGATTTCGTTGAGCCGCTTTTGATGCTGTCGAGCAGCTTCGAATATACAAACGGCAGCTTAGTATCGATGAACTGCGACGCCAAATGGTTTTTGTACGCGATAAAGTTCGGATCGCCCGTTTCCCAACGGTGTAATGTCATGCGGCTGATTCCGCAGTCTTCTGCGATCTGATCCTTGGTTTTGCGCTCTTTTGTCGGCGTAAATTCGCGTTCAACAAGGGCGAGCGCCGCTTCGCGTTGATTCGGCTTGAACGCTGTTTCGTCGTATTTGAATCGCGACATCTTTCGTCACCTCCTTCGTTATTCATCAGGCCTACGTTCTCCTTCGGTGTAATTTAGTACAGACCGCAATGATCGGGCCGTCTCCCAACCGTCAGCTAACGGTTTCTCACCGAGCCGTTCCGCTAGGTCTTGAAATTCAGCCAGCGCCTTAGTCGCCGCCTTTGCTTCGCGTTGAACCGACTTGAGGCCGGTTATCGCGTCGGATACATCCAAGTCGATTTTAATTTTGCCGATTGATTCGCGCTTTGATTCCGCCATTCACATCGTCTCCTTTTTCGTTTTTAAATACCGGGCTTGGTCCGCATCGTTGAGAGGCGTTCCGGCTTATTTATCGCAAGCACAAAAAGAGCGACCCATATTCGGATCGCCCTCGTTCTGATTGCGTTATGTAAAAATTACTAGAAAAATAGAATAATCTGTAGTAATATGTTAACGTATCAAAAATATGCAAGGATTGTGCACTCTCCGACCTTCTTTAACGTGAGGGAAGGTGCGAGGTCTGTCTGCCCAAAAGATACGCGAGTGTAGTTTGGACAGGCGGACTTCTACCGGACCCGCGAATCCGGTAAACCGCCGGTAAGGAGGTGCCAGAGAATGCTGCTTTCAATCCTTGTATCCGCAAGACCAGCGTGCCCAGACTGCGGAACGTACAGTAACGACGGAAACCCTGTCACACCTGATACGTGCTCATTCTGCCAAGATATGAACGCATAAGGTGCGCTGT